ACCCGTTCTACCTAGAAAGGAGGTGAGACACTATGGCCATTACACAAACAGCTCTTGCTGAGAGTGTATTGTCTGCAAGCGAACGTAATGTACTCCGTAATATTTCACGGATCGCACTACTCCTCGAGGCAAACAACATTCTTGCAAAAGTAAGGGAAGGAACCGCGGAAGTCACTCGGTCCACACAAAGTGGGGAGAAGACCTTCAGGTATTCCTCCGATACAGATGCATTAATAGAATATTGCCGCAGCGAGATCAGTATGATCCTTAGAAATACTAAGGTACCATCTCGTAAACTTGCGAGCACAAAACACCCGGCTGATGCCGATGTCTAATGTTCCAAAGTTGTACATCACCTCCATACTAAGGGTAGTTCGGGAGTCCATCTAACTCAGAGATGCAACGTCTGCATCCTGATAGTATCAGAATCCTCCCTGCTTTGCAGGAGAAAGGACCATGATATGAACTCCAAACGGAGCTCACTATCGGGGTTGACATTACGTCTCTTGGTGACAGGTATACCTACTTATGCCATTAATCCCTTTGCGGAATTATTGGTTAAGTGGACTACTTGTAGCGGTGAAGAATGGACAGTATCACGCTGTAAAGCGTTAAAACTGTCTATAATTCAGCTTCGCTCCGGACATCCCATTACTACTCCATTAGCACGGAATAGGAAAGGTGATATCAAGGGCGTTGTTGGCAGCCTTATGAGGTTTGCCTTGAAATCCGATAAGAACTTTATAAAAGTTCTTAACGCTTTCATGGCTTATTCTCACTGGACTTCTAGTCATATGACTAGGAGGCAGAAGGAAAAGTTCCTTAAGGCCGTCAATGCAAATCCTGTAGTTATACAGGATTCCTTACGTTGCTCTTTGGCAAGAGTAACTAAGGCAGTAGTCGGTACACATGCCATCCATGGTAAACCTCAACCATTACTTTTCTGGAGGGGCTCTCCTAATAAGAGGGCACCAACAGAAAGTTTTGGTTCTGTTCCTCAGTCTGAACAAATTCTTACGGAGTGTGAACTCCTTAGAAATGGGAAGACTTTGGAACATGTGATAGACCATTGGCATGAGATTTATTCTCATGTCTTTGAAGGTATTAATATTGATGGGTACAAAGTACCCTCAAGATTAAATACTCTATCACACCGCATTCATGCGGGCGAGGTTCACTTCCTACAGGAGCCTGGTTACAAGATGAGAAGCATTGCTTCTCCTTACCGGTTGTTCCAAGTGGCTTCAGAGCCACTTAAGAACACACTCGGTAGTCTTGTACGATCGCTTCCGTGGGATTGTACCCATGGACAGGACCGTGCATTCCCATTCGTTCAGGAAAAACTCAGGAACTCTGAAGAAGTCTACTGTGTAGACTTGTCCAGTGCAACTGATTATTTCCCGTTCGAATTGCAAAAGATAGTATTGGAAACTATCTTTGGCAAAGATAATTCATATATCCATCTGTTTGAGGATATTTCCTCAGCTTATTGGACATCTGAATTAGGTATAGTGAGATGGAAAAGAGGGCAGCCTTTGGGCTTTAACCCTAGTTTCTTCTCATTTACACTAACTCATGGACTCCTTCTTCAAACCCTTTTGGGTAGAAGATGGAATCATGAATTCTTTGTCGTCGGAGATGACGTAGTGATCCTAAATAGGAAACTATTTTTGGATTACATGTCAACTCTTGATGCATTGGGATGCCCTTACGCACCTGAAAAGACCATAGTTTCCAGTAAACTTGCTGAGTTTGCTGGGAAGGTTATTCTTCCAGATATTGTTCTTCCACAGTTGAAGTGGAGGAAAGTATCTGATGAGAATTTCCTTGATCTTGCAAGGTTCGTAGGACGAAGAATCAGACTCCTCCTCACCAAGAAACAGAATAAAGTCATTGATACCTTTTCAGGTATCCCTGACTTTGTCCATCCTTACGGTTTGAATTGGTCATTCCCAGGTTCTAACCTGGAAGTGATGATTCACCGTGGATTGGAGCTCTGCTTCAAGGAGAGGGTATTGGACTCCCTAACGGGTCTAGGTCATCAGGTCCATTGTCAGCTATATGCTGATTATGAATCTATGACTTATAGTTTAATTAACAGGGTCGATGAGACCTTTGTTAAAGAAACTATCCAAACCTTCGACGAGAAGGTTAAGTCTGTATTCCTTCGCTCAGGGTTTGCTCGAAAACAATTCGAGTATTTCCTTGAGGGTCTGAAGGATATACCTTTGGCTCT